CAGTGCTGTAAAGCTTTCTGCCTTTTCCACTAGTGTTATGGGTAGACCGTACGAAGCAGAAGGGGCGGCTGTTACTGCCCAGGTTCTTGCTAATGCTGCTGTTGGTGAGCCAATTGACGTTGCTGGTCATAAGTCTTTGCAGGACGAGTTTGTTGTGGCTGGTGTGGATGTTGGCTCTAAAGCGCTGCATGTCAACATTGCAATATTGAAGAAAAACGAAGATACAGACAAGCGGACTAGGATCGGTAGGTTTGTTGGTACAGTGGCAACATTTGACGACTTATATGACATGTTGCTTAGGTTCAACGTAAATTCAGCAGTAGTTGATAGTAGGCCAGAAATGAGGATGGCACAGGCGCTAAGAGACAAGTGCATGGAAACAGGCGTATGTGATCTATGGTTATGCCAGTTCCACCCGACAGAACGGGTAGGGCGCGAAGCCTATGGCAGGCGCTTGGATTATGGTAGGCGCTTAGTAACTGTAGACCGTACACAATTACTAGATGCAACATTAGACGAAATGCGTACAACCCCACCGCAAAAGGTCTTCCCAGAAGATGTTTGGCACGTACAAGGGTGGCAAGATGAAATGGTTGCATCAAGACGTATGCTAAACGATAGGGGTGATAAGTTTATGTGGGACGAAGGTAACGCAGATGATCACTATAGATTTGCTGACGCTTACGAGCGTGTAGCTGCCGACATGTTAAATACATCAGGTAGCTACATTAGTGAAGATTGGGAATCCTAAAAGAACAACGCACGTTTTTTAGCCTTGGCTGCTATAGTATTATTAAAGTAGTGAAGGTAGTTGAAATGAATGATCCGCTGGCTGAATATGCAAAATCTAGGGAGTGCCTTTTTTGTGGGAAAGAATGGGTGCAGTCGTGTGAGAATTGTCCAGGGTGCGGAGGGCTTACTGCCCCACACGCAAAGCACGGCGAAAAGTTACGTGTTTGGGGTGAGATGCTGCAATGCTTCTTAGAAGAAGGCTTTTCTAGGGATGAGGGAGTTATGCACTCCCCAACATTCCAACAACTTTATGAGGCTTCTCATTACATGCAGCTTGAAGGTAAAAGGCAGGTTTTGAACGAGTGCGGGCCGCCACTTAAGCTAATAATTGGCGGCAAAGAATAGCTACTCAACAGTGGTACTCTTGAAAAATACAGAAAAACGTAACGCGCACAACCTTCCACATAAAGGGTGGCAGCGGAGCCTATTGCGTTCTACACAACATGTTGGTTTCTAACCACAAATGTAGTATAGGCACATTTATGTAAATCTTCTTTGTGCCGAAAAAGCCGCCTGCATGATACGATAAGCAAAATCTTGGGTACGACATGTCTAAACTAAAAATCATCTCCTCACCTATTGTGCCTATGAAAAAGGCGCGTGAAGTCCGTCCTGGTGGTTGGCTTGCGACAGGTATGGCTAAGCCTAACAAATCAATCCGAGAGCGCCTTGGTTGGTCACATAGTGATGATGCGAATGGTACTGCGGTAGGGGGGATAAACTCGTTCTATGCTAACAATAGAAGTTTGTTTCCAGATCAATATTGGCAGCTATATAAAAGCACCCCAGACGTAAGGGCTTGTATTGATAGTATTGCTAGGCGCATCGCTACTTGGGATTGGTATGTAAAAGTAAACTCTGATCCTAGAGATGAGATTGAGTACAGTAGGCTTAGTGAGCAGTCTGCGAAAGTAAGAAACTTCTTAGCCATGCCAAACACTGATGGAACTACATGGCAAGAGATGATGCAAGCAATGGTTACAGACCTATTGTTGTATGATGCAGGTGTGATTGAGCTTGTAAATGATGAGTCTGGCCGAATGTCGGAACTGCAAGTGTGGCTTGGTAGCGAGTTCCTACCTGTAGTGGATGACCGTGGTCATTTGCTGTACTACGAGCAAGACCCAGGGGGTGCAACTGGTGAGGCAGTACAAATAGCACCAGAAGACATTGCTTATTTTAAGATCTATTCAAACACTAGATCTCCACTTGGCTTGCCAATGATGGAAACAGTGATCAATGAGTGTGTGACAGTAGTATTGGCTAGTGAGCACGCAATGTTGGCTTTAGATGCTGATGAGATACCTCCTGGGCTGCTTGTCTTAGGCGGTATTTCTGGGCCTGCTGCTGAGCGAGCAAGAACAGACCTAATGGCAATGAAAGGTAAGGATCACCGTATTCGTGTAGTTACAAGCCCCCAGCCGTCTGGGATTGATGCGAAATGGTTAGAGCTTAGGCACACCCCAAAAGACCTGGAGCTACTACAAGTAGTAGCGGAAATGCGCCGTTCAATTTGGCGGGTGTTTGGTGTTATGCCTGTTGAGCTTGGTGAGACAGCAGGCATCCCAAGAGCCGCAGCAGAAATACAGATGGACGTATCTAGTAGTCATTTGATTTCGCCAATACTTGAGCTTATCCAAGCGCGACTAAACGCTCAAATAGTTCCTAAGCTTGTTGATGCAGATGATATTGGTAAACTTTCATTCACATTTGATCGTATTGCCCCCTCTACTGCGGAAGAGAAGCTATCTATGGCTAAGCGGGCTGAGAGCTTGATTAGGCAGGGGGTTCTTACTGTAAATGAAGCAAGGTCAGAAATGGGCTTTATGCCTATTGATGGTGGCGACGTTGCAATGGTGACAACGTCTTATGGCCCAATGCCGTTATCGCAAGTTGCTGCTGGGTATTCTCCTGCTGTAACAGTCCCAATGGGGGACGCTGCTTACGCATCGTTAGATGGGGGAGCTATAGCTACTGATGGTGGTGTAAGCACTGGCGGAACCCCTGATCCAGTATCAACTACCCCAGAAGAAACATTATCGGCTAAAAACCCAAAGATTAATCGCACCCAAACAGTGAAGGTTACGGGTTGGCGGGGGGCTATGCTTTCAGACCCAGGGCTACCGAGCCACTGGGCAGATCCAGAAGCGTTTAAGGGTGAAAGGACGATTGATTTACGTAGCTTAGCGAACGTTGTTAGAGACTATACATTTGAAGTTGCTTCTTTATATGATGGCTTAGTAATTGAAGTTGGTGGCATTATCTCCTCCTCATATAGGGGCGGCGCTATTAGCGTTGAAACTTCTAACCAATCAAAGAAACGCCTTAGTGAAGCGTTTGATGCTTTTGTAGTTAGGTGGGAAATGGCAACTACCCGCTACTATATCAATGCGGCAAGGCTCGGCTATGAAGCAGCCGTGGACTTTATGGAAAATGTGCCTGATATGTCCCCTGTGCAGGTAGCTCTTTCATACCAAAATAAAGCAATGCAATACTTGGTGGATTCAAGTGGGTTGGTTGGTACACTTAAACAGAAGATTGGGCGCATATTAGAGTCAGCTACTTTATCTCAACGTGACCGCGCAGATCAAGTAAGCCCAGAGGATTCGGCTGGGGAAGTGGTAGCCCAAGTAGATAAAGAGCTTGAGGCGCAAGCTTATAGGATTAAGAATTGGAGCGGGAAGCTTGTTGCCTTGGCAAGCCTAGTCATGGTAAGCGCTCTCCGCAGTACAGTAACCATAGAAAACGGGAAGCCTGTTGTTTGGAAATATGATTGGAGGAGCCAGCCTGGTGATAATTGCGTCACTTGCACCACAGAAGGTTCGTCTGGCCCAAGATTATTAAGCGATATTTCTGCATACCCAGCATCAGATACTAAATGCGGCGCTAAGTGCCGATGTGTCCTTGTTATTTACAAATCTGACGAACTAACTGATGTTGAATAGTGTGAAATCCCGTATTATCGGATAAGTAACGAATCACTGTTAGCCTTGTGTCGGTAGAACTAATATGATACATTCAGTTCATTGACGCCAAACAAGGTGCAGTTTTACTCGGAAATGGATATGAAACTGCGTATAGAATTACCAATTGGCGAAAAAAAGTACACACTGGACTTTGATAAAGACAGTGAGGAAGGTGGCTTATCCAAGTGGGTGGGGCGTTGCCGTATCCCGTGTACGGGTTCTCTCCCAATGCAGGTTCGTCGTGTAGAACTAGCAAGCGAAGGCGGGGAAGAATCCTCTACAACTTTCAGTGAAGAAGGTGGCGGCTCAATTTTAATTGAAGGGGTTGCTAGCTCAACCAGTGTTGATTGGCATGGGACAGAGATGAGCCTGACAGCCTTACACGGAATGGCCCAACAATTTAAGGCTGGAGTACCGTATGTCCCGGGCCATTATGAAGATGAATGGGATCAGGTGTTTGGCGTTACTGTTGATGCCTCAGTAGAACAAGGCCAAATAGCTAACGACGCCTTAGCTAAAGGTAATTCTGCTGGCTACCTACTCAAAGTTACTACCGCTCTATATAAAGAAGACAGCAGGGCTAAGCGGCTTTGCTCCTTATTAGGCCAAGGCGCAACCGTTGGTTGTTCCATCGGCGGGTGGTTTACGGAAATGGAAGTAATCACTAATTCTGAAGACGAAGTTGACCGTGTAATTATTAACGGTGTGGAGCTTGATCATCTTGCTGTTACTCGCAGGCCAAGCAATCCAGATAGCTGGATTTCAGATGTGGCGAGGAGTGTGAGTGTGGCCGTAAAGGATTCACGTTCAGTTTTAGATGCTCCTAACTATGAAGTTAGCAATGAAGTTACTAAACGCTGTGGTACTTGTAGACATTTCAGTGGAACAAATTGGTGCGGCGCACATGAGTTTACCGCTTCTCCAGATTATGTTTGTGAATCATTGAGCGTAGAGAGCGGCGAAGAAATTATTGCACCAGCCGATCAAAATGTTGATGTGGTTGTAGATGATGGGCCAGTAAATCCAGATGATCGCACTACCCTCCTACCCGAAGCAACAAGGGCAGCAACATCATTTGCTAATCTTCCGCTTGCACCACCCGACGCCAAGTTCATCAAAAGCCCCTCTCAAATGGCAGAACTAAAAGATAACATATTGGGTACATTGTTCGGTGGTGATCCAGACTGGGGTCGGTACCGTAAGGCTTTCCTTTGGTTTGATGAAGAGCGTCCAGAAGAAAAAGATTCATACAAATTAGCAGTCGCTAGGATGTATGATCCAGATGCGCCAGATAATGCCTCTTCACCTGACGGAACCCTGCATGTTTTTTATGATAAATTGCAAACCGTTGCTGAGAGGGTTGAATCGCAGAACCCTGGAATACCAGAAGAAGATTTGAAAGAGGTAAAGTCTAACTTGGGCAGGTACCTTGAAAAGTTTACCGCTGTAGAAGATGAAGATTTGCCGTCAAATGAAGACGAAGAGATCGGTGAAGAGTTAAGGTCTGTGCCATCATTCGCTGATATGCCATTCCATGAACCAATGGACGATTCGTGGAGCTTCACGGCTAAAGAAGCCGACGAGGTCCTGGGCGATCCCGAAGACTGGGATCGCTTTAAAAAGGCTCACGCTTACTTTGATCCAGATAAAGATGAGATCAAAGGTGGGTATAAACTTCCTTTTGCCAAGATGTCAGGTGGAAACCTGAAAGTATATTGGCGTGGAGTGGTTGCTGCCATGGCGGCAACCAACGGTTCACGCGGGGGTGTTGACATCTCCGATGACCAAAGGAAGAAGGCTTATGACATGCTTTCTCGTTATTACGACAAAGCTGATAAAGAGCCACCAGAGTTCAACCAAGCAAGCGGTAGAAGCGAGAGTGCAGATCAAGCACTTGACATAACCGCCGAGATGGGTGAAAAATCTTTCAGCGAAGACGCACACCGAGGCGCAGAAGTGAAAGTTGATACAGTCAAAAACCTAAAACAAGAGGAACGCGCCATGAGCGATGTAAAAATCGAAGAAACCGCGCCTGTCACTGAGAACCATGAAGCGAACACGCTAGAGGCAATTGCCCGCAGTATGGACGCTATGCAAGGACTTCTCGGTAAGCTCGTAGAGCGGGACATGGCGCAGACTAAAGAACCCGTGCAGGAAACTGCACCCGAAACCAAAGAGGTTGATGGTAACGTAGAAGCAGAGCTTCGCGAACGCCTTCAAGCTATGGAAGCTAAGATGGCACGGATGGCGGCTCGCCCTGTTCGTAACGGATTTGCCCATAGCCCGAACGATATGCGTTCTTGCCAGCCTGGTCGCTTGGGTGAGTTTGTTCGCGCAATGGAAGAAGTGCAAGGTGGAGCAAGTGCTTTGGCTGCTGTTTGTAAAGAACAAGCCGAACGTCGCTCTATTGAAGGAATCGAAGAACTGCCGTCACGTGGCTCCCTTGAGAAAGACCTCCGGTCTGTACTTGAGGCTGCCTTTGTTGATGGTGTAATCACTGACCCTGACGCCCGTAACGGCTGGAGGTAGACATGAGCGGTATTATTTCCCCACAATGGGCTAACTTAGACAACAATCGTCGTGAGGCTTTTCAGCGTGCAATCAATGTATCGACTGCTGGAACCACACTTATCCAGAACTATGTAAATAAGATCATTCAGCAGCTTACTCTTCGTGAGTTTGGTGCCCTTGGTACTTTGCAACGTCGTCCTGGCCAAGGCTCGCAAGCAATCATCAATCGCCGAACTGGTTCTTTGATGACTTCTGCGAGTGTTTGGGTTGCTGATACGGCTACGGTAGCTGAATCTACTGGTACTTACACACAAGCCACGTTCACTTACCAAACCCTTGTTACTCGCGGTAAAGTTACCCGCAAGATGCGTGCCCGTGGCCGCAGCTATGTGGATATTCTTGCAGAAGAGATGACTTGGAAGCTTGATGACTTCAACAATAAGCTTGAATCTGCACTCTTCATCGGAGATAGCGCAACTACTACTACACAGATTGACGGTATGCTTTCCCTTGTTGGTGCGGTATCTAGTCAAGTTGTGGCTAACACCACTGCTGCGGCAGGCGACAGTCTAACGCTTTCAGCGCTTGACTCTGCCATTGATAAGGTCAAGGGAAGTGGATCACGCGCCGATCTTGTTATTTATGCGTCTTACTCAGGAGCGCGTAAGCTTAATGCTGCGCTTTCTGCCCGTCAGCGCTTTGATGACATGGTTGATATTGCGGCTGGTTTCCGTGTCCGTTCATACGACGGTATCCCAATCGTAGTTTCTACGGGTGTGCCTGATGACCTTACTTGGTCGGGTAGCGCTATTACGGCGTTTTCTGGTGAAACCACAAACCCAACTACAGCGCTTATTGTAATGAACAAGCGCTACAACTGGCTTGAGGAGCTTACCCCAACGACAATGATGCCATTGGCACGCGATGATTCTCAATTTGAGCAGTTCGATCTGTTCTGGGACGGAACGCTTGTTTTCGGAAACACCCTTGGTGGTGCTATCCTTGGCGGTATTGACGTATAGTAAGCAGATTGTTTACTACCATATAGACCTGGCTAACTATTACGGTTGGCCAGGTCTTTGTGTTTCTGATACAGTTAGATTACAATCAGCATTGGAGGTTAGATATGCCCGCTATTACAACTACAGTCCCTAAAGAAGAATCCTACAATTACGTTGTTGGACGAACAGATATAAATACTGAATTACATGACGCACAGGCGTATGAATTCCATTCATACACTGAAAACCAAGACAGCCGATTGATTGAGTTTGGCTCTACGATTTACCACATGCTTTTCTTGCGAACGAGAGAAGCCAAAGAACGCGCTTGCTGCACTGGCTGGATGGATCTTACCCCACAGTGGAATGAGAAGTTAAATTCAATCCGCGTAGAGGCTACAACTGATAGTCAGCGCCAAATCTTGGCTGCGCTTGGAGATGGCGAGTGGCACAACAAGAAATTCATTACAAGCAATAGTACATTCAAAGATACTGAATGGAGAACTGCTATCAAAACATTGATGGATCGTAAATTAGTTGAATGCAACATTTACGGCATGATGAAAGGCCGCGCTTCTAATCGTGGGTACAAGTACAGACTAGTCGTTAACGACTAACAGGGGGATCAGTGGCAGACTTAACAACAAGGGTAAATGTAAAGCGGTTACTGGGTGTTCCCAGTGCTGTGACCATGCACGATGGTCTTATAGATACTTTGCTAGAAGTTGCTGATGAACAAATCATTGCCTATACAGGCATGGCTGCCCTGACCCAAACTACTGTTACAGAGAAGTACAATATTGATGGGTCTGCTGAAACCCAATTTACATTACGCAATTTCCCTATTAGCGCCGTTGCGGCAGTAAAAAGCGCAGGGCAAACATTATCTACTGACAGTTGGTATTTTGAGCCGCGTAGTGGCTTATTGGCTCTATCAGATGCAAGCAGGTTCTTCGCATCAGGTAGACAAAACGTAGAAGTAACATATACTTATGGATATAGTAGCGTACCAGCCGACTTGTCTTATGCTGCTTCTCTTATTTGCGCTTACCATTTTAATGTTGGCAGGCACGCAGGGATGAGGAGTGAGTCTGGTGGCGGTTACTCTTACAGGGTTTCTGAAAACTACCTACCAGCAGCAGCAGAAGGTATTTTAGCTAAATACAAGAGAATTTTCCCAAAGGAGGGTAACTAATGCCTTTTTACGTAAGAAGAATTGAAGAAGGTGATCCTTCTGGCATTTTGAAAGTGTTTTTACCAACAGCAGTGCTTAAAGCTAAGCGAAACAACGGCCAATGGTATGTTGAGGCTAGCTATAGTGGTGTCGTAAACGCATTGTGTGAAAATGGTTGGCGTAAAGCAAACGATAAGCGTCAAGCCCAACTGCAAGGCCCACAAAGCTCACCAAAGCCTAAAGCAACAGCACCTAAAGCTAAGCCACCAGTGAAAAAGGCACAGCCTAAGCCTA